AAGATTTCACTCAACTCTGCTTATGGTGCTATCGGTAATCAGTATTTTAGGTACTATAAACTGGCCAATGCGGAGGCGATTACGCTTTCTGGTCAAGTCTCTATCCGTTGGATTGAGAATAAGGTAAATGGATATCTAAATAAACTCTTGCAGACAGAGGAAGTCGATTATGTTATCGCATCCGACACCGATTCAATTTATCTTAATCTTGGACCTCTTGTTACTAAATTTTTTAGTAACATGTCTGATAATAAAACAAAGATTGTTGGAATACTTGATAAGATCTGTGAAGACAAGTTGGAACCATTCATCGAGTCCTCTTATCAGGAACTTGCGGATTATGTTTCGGCATATGAACAAAAAATGCAAATGAAACGTGAGAATATTGCGGATCGTGGTATTTGGACTGCCAAGAAACGTTATATTCTTAATGTTTGGGATAGTGAAGGTGTTCGATATGATGAACCTAAACTAAAAATCATGGGTATCGAAGCAGTAAAATCATCAACACCTGCACCATGTAGGACAATGATTAAAGATGCCTTGCAGTTGATGATGAATGGAACTGAAGAAGATGTTATTGAATTTATTGATAAGAGTAGAGCAGAGTTTAAAAAACTAACTCCTGAGGAAATTGCTTTCCCACGATCTGCATCTGATGTTGAAAAATACAAATCTTATTCATCAATTTATTCTAAAGGAACACCAATTCATGTAAGAGGTTCTCTACTCTTTAATCACTACATTAAGAAGAATAAGTTGGATCGTAAGTATTCTCTTATCAATAATGGTGAAAAAATTAAATTTATTTATTTGAAGAAACCGAATATCATTCATGAAAATGTAATCTCTTTTATTCAAGATTTTCCTCATGAACTTGATCTTGACAAATACATTGATCATGAGTTACAATTTCAAAAGGCATTCCTTGATCCAGTAAAAACTATTTTGGATTCTATTGGTTGGTCATGTGAAAAAGTTGTCACTCTAGAATTATTTTTTGTGTAATGAGATTACCTGTTAAAATTCATCAACCATTTGGACCTTATATTCTAGAAACAACTTGTCCAAAGGAGTTGATAGATGCTTTGAATAAAAAGATAGAAGATGTCTGCTCAGATCCCGAAGAGATGGAAAAGTATTGCTCTTCTAAAAAAAATGTTCCCAATTTACTTTTAAGAGATATTGAAGTAATTTATTTCGCAGAAAACTTTCTAAAAGAAATTGGATTTGCTGATTTTGTTGAAACACTTGGTGATTACTACATAGAAAATGCAGACAATACTGATCATTATGGGCATTCATCTGTAAAACTTTCTATTATTCCTACTGATTCTAGTTTTCATAGCATGTTCAAATTATGCGGAGATATTCGTTATGCTGATGCCTGGGTCAATAGATATTATTCTGGTGACTTTACTCCATTACATGATCATGGATCTGATCTTGCAGGTATTGTTATTCTAAAAGTTCCTGAGGACTTGCATGAAGCTAACATAAAAAATAGGGATAGTGAAGATGATTCCACTGAGGAAAGAATGGGTGGTAATGTGCAATTCATTAATGGTCCTTCCCGTGCTTTCTCTCCTGGGGAATATATGCCAGACCAAGAAGTGGGAAAAGTTCTTTTATTTCCGAGTTGGGTGCCTCATTTAACATATCCACTTCCAGTTAATTCCGAAAGGAGAACTTTAAGTTTTAATCTGGGGTCAGAACATGAATATCGAAATAGATTTACTGCAAACTAAACTACGGATTAATTATTATGGATTTTTTAAAAGATATTGTAAAAGAGATTGGAGATGACTACACAAAACTCGCAGCAGACATTGACGACTCTGAAACATTTGTTGATACAGGTTCGTACATTTTTAACGGACTTGTTTCAGGGTCTATATTTGGTGGCGTATCTGGGAATAAGATTACTGCCATTGCTGGTGAGTCTAGTACTGGAAAAACTTTTTTCTCTCTTGCCGTCGTCAAAAATTTTCTGGATTCTAACCCTGATGGGATGTGCTTATATTTTGACACTGAAGCGGCTGTTAATAAGTCTTTACTCTCAAGTCGTGGGTTAGATCTAAATCGAACCGTAGTAATGAATGTGGTCACAGTAGAGGAGTTCAGGCAAAAGGCACTAAAGACTGTTGACCGATACTTAAAAGATCCTGAAGACGAACGCAGACCACTGATGTTTGTGTTAGACTCTTTGGGGATGCTTTCCACTGAGAAAGAAATCAACGATGCACTTAATGATAAGCAGGTTCGTGATATGACGAAATCTCAACTTATCAAAGGTGCTTTTCGTATGCTCACTCTCAAGTTGGGTCAAGCAAAAATCCCAATGATAGTTACTAATCACACCTATGATGTCATCGGATCTTATGTACCTACGAAAGAAATGGGAGGAGGTAGTGGCCTCAAGTACGCTGCTAGTACTATCATCTACCTTAGTAAGAAAAAGGAAAAGGATGGAACGGAAATCGTCGGCAATCTTATCAAAGCTAAGACTGCTAAGTCGCGTTTAAGTAAGGAGAACAAAGATGTCACAGTACGCCTTTATTATGATGAGCGGGGTCTTGATCGGTATTTTGGCCTCCTGGAGTTGGGTGAGATAGGAGGTCTATGGAAAAATGTTGCCGGTCGTTATGAAATGAACGGTAAGAAGGTTTATGCTAAGGCAATTTTAAAAGATCCAGAAGAATATTTTACACCTGAGGTTATGGAACAACTTGATCAAATCGCAAAAAAGGAATTTAGTTATGGAAATTGATCAGTCGTTCCCCTGTTTTCCCATTCCAGTTTCAATTTATAATTTTGGGCAAGATTCTCATGAATTGAATATCAAAGTTACTAATGATATTCTTGATGAAATGGATTACTTTAACAATAAAGGTATACTACGAAGTAATCTTGGTGGATGGCATAGTGATGATATGTCTCATCATGGAAGTTTCCAAATGTTATGCAATCATATTGAGAAATGTCTTGATGAATTTTGTAACACATACGGATATTATGGTGATCTTAAGATAAATCATATCTGGGGAAATGTAAATAAAGCACAGAATTATAATTTGATGCATCATCATGGATTAAGTACTCTGACTGGAGTATACTATCCGGTACAGTGTGTCCAAGATAATAAACTTATGTTTAACTATAAAGAACAAGTATCTCTTAATGCTGGAATTGGGGATGAATCTGAAGATGGTGGTGCTTTAATACTTCAAGACCCTAATTTTGGTCTTAAAACTACTTTGGTATCGAAGGAACGAACTCCATTTAATATTAGTCATTATCACTTATATCCAGCTGCTGGAGTATTATTAGTATTTCCTCCATACCTTCTTCATACTGTAACCCCACATTATAAAGATGATTATGATAGAGTAAGCATATCTTTCTCATGCGACTACCCACCTGACGCTCCAAAGAATAATCCTAATGGAAACTATTGAAATTTTAATTTTAAAAAATCTTCTTCACTCTGAGGAATACGGCAGAAAAGTTCTTCCCTTTATTAAAAAAGATTACTTTGAAAATTCTTCTCAGCAAATTGTATTTGAGGAAATTTCAAAGTTTCTTATTGAGTATAACAAACTTGCTAGTAAAGAGATTCTTTGTATTGAGATTGAGAATAGAAGTGATATTAATGAAGATTCATTTAAAGAAGTTATTAGTGTTGTCGATCAGTTAGAAGAAATTACTAGTGAACTTTCTTGGTTAATTGATACTACTGAAAAATGGTGTCGTGATCGTGCCATTTACTTAGCATTGATGGAATCGATATACATTGCTGATGGAAATGATAAAGATAGAAATCGTGATGCTATTCCATCTATATTATCTGAAGCTTTAGGAGTAAGTTTTGACAATCATGTAGGTCATGATTACCTCAATGATTATGAAGAAAGGTATGAATCATATCATCGTAAAGAAGATAAGATCGAGTTTGACTTGGATTATTTCAATAAGATTACGAAAGGTGGTCTTCCTAATAAAACACTCAATATTGCTCTTGCTGGGACTGGTGTTGGTAAGTCTCTTTTTATGTGTCATATGGCTTCTGCTAGCCTTCTTTCTGGTAAAAACGTATTGTATATTACTATGGAGATGGCTGAAGAAAAGATTGCCGAACGCATAGATGCAAATCTTTTGAATGTACCAATTCAGGAAATAACTGATCTTCCTAAAGTTATGTTCGAGAATAAGGTATCAAATCTTGCAAAGAAAACTCAAGGTACTCTTATAATTAAAGAATATCCAACTGCATCTGCACATAGTGGACACTTTAGAGCACTTCTTAACGAACTTGCACTTAAAAAATCATTTAGACCTGATATTATTTTCATTGATTACCTTAATATATGTGCTTCCTCCCGTTATCGCGGAAACAGCACTGTCAATTCATACAGTTATATTAAGGCTATTGCAGAAGAACTTAGAGGATTGGCTGTCGAATCAAACGTCCCTATCGTATCTGCCACGCAGACCACTCGTTCAGGTTATGGTAGCAGCGATGTTGAGCTCACTGATACTAGTGAGTCCTTTGGCTTGCCTGCTACTGCTGATCTTATGTTTGCCCTTATCTCTTCTGAGGAACTGGAAAACTTAGGTCAAATTATGGTCAAGCAGTTGAAGAATCGATACAACGATCCTACAATGAATAAAAGGTTTGTTGTTGGTATTGATCGTGCAAAGATGAGACTGTATGATTGTGAACAGACTGCTCAAGAAGACATCATTGACAATGGGCAGGATGAGGAGTATAATAATGAAGAAACAAAAGCAAAACGAGCATTTGAGGGATTTAAATTTTGAATAATAAAGTAAACACTGACGCATATCTTGAGTTTGTCAATGCGGTTACGTCACCTCAGAGTCAAAGTTATTATGATTTCTCCAATCGCATTTCCGAACTTCATGATCAAGGATTTCCTACCGAGCGACTGCTTACTGCTGCTGTAGGTATGTCTGCAGAAGCAGGTGAATTTACTGAGATTGTAAAGAAGATTGTTTTCCAGGGCAAACCCGTTAATGAAGAAAATCTGTTTCATCTGAAACGGGAACTTGGTGACATCATGTGGTATGTTGCTCAGGCATGTATGGGTCTTGACACTTCTCTCGATGAGATCATGGAGATGAATGTGGACAAACTCAAGTCCCGTTATCCTGGTGGTGACTTTGATGTTCACTATTCTGAAAATCGTAAAGAGGGAGACCTATGAGACTATTAACACTTGAAGATTATCAAAAGGCAGGAGAAACATTCTGGCCTAAGTATTGGTATGTTGCTAAAGAACTTGGAGAGAATGCTAAAACCGAAGACATCCTGAAAGTTATGGAAGCAGTCGGTGGAATTGCAATGAAGTTTGCATTAGAAGAAAAAG